ATAGATATATTTGGAGACAGCAACGAACTTACTTTTAGTGGTAGTGGCTATGCTGGGACAACTTCAAGTGATAGTGGATACTTTTACCTAGACCTAGACGGTAGCTCAAATACTTTCAACATCACCCAATCATCAACCTTAGCTAGAGACTGGCTAAAGATAACAACAAATGGCTCGAATAGCACTTTCTGTATTGTTCAAAATGATGGTGGGACTTCCACTACTTGCTGACAGTATAGGCGATATTACAGAACTTAGAGGGTATGGCCAAGTCTTTCGAGATGAACCATATCCTGCTGAGTTAAACCTTGACTTATATTCTTATGATGATGTGCAGACAAGAGCTGGACGTATCGGTATTACATTCTTAGATAAATCGACAGTAAGGCTTACCGAACATTCATCTTTAATTATTGATGAATACATCTACGATCCCAACCCGAACAAAAGCAAGATGGCCCTTAACTTTGCTAGTGGGACTATACGCTTTATTTCTGGAAATCTAAACAAAAACAATATATCTCTTAAGACACCAACAGCAGATATAGCTGTTAGAGGTACAGACTTTACCTGTACTGTTGACGAGACTGGTCGGTCTTTGATTATCCTACTACCTAACGAGTTTGGTGATCCAAGTGGAGAAATTGTTGTCTCAACAGCTATGGGTCAAGTAATACTCAATCAACCATATCAAGCAACAACCACCAGGGTCTATGAGCAGACACCAACTAAGCCAGTCACATTAGATATAGATTTAAACTTTATAGACAACATGTTGATTGTGTCACCACCCAAAGAAGAAACCATTAGTGCCGAAGAAACTGTAGCAACAACTGCTGATTACTTAGACTTTAATGAACTTGATGTAGATCTCTTGGATGAGGACTTGTTAGAGGAAGATCCTGACTTTGAATTTACAGAGCTAGATATTGATTATTTGGCTGGTAATTTTCTTGAAGATCTATTAGACATCCTAGATATCTTAGAAGAAGAGAACCAAACAGAGTTGCTAAATGCAGTATCAGGTGTAGATATTCAAGGTACACAAGTAGGTCAAGACTTAGAAACTAACATAACAACTATAATTGATGGTGATAGTATAAAATTAATACGACAAATAACACAAAGCAGTCAACTGACACTAAACTCAGACCAATCGTATACAATAGTATTTACACAAGATGGTGTTACTAGAACCGTAAAGATAAATGGTGGAACTAATTCAAGCATATCTATAGTGCAGGCTTCAGGATGAAAAAACTCTTACTACTCTTAGCACTACTAGCAACACCACTAGTTATGCAAGTACCACCTCTTGAGATACTGAAGCTAAAGACCTTTGATTATCTAGTGCCTGACTATGCACCATCAGGTAATTTCGTTATCCTGGATATAACTGAAGAGGAGGTTAGAGCCGAAGGAGGATGGCCCTTACCACGTCAAAGGTTAGCTGAGATACATCAGGAGATTTTACAAAAGGGCGCACTTGGAGTAGGATGGGTATTAAGCTTCGTTGACAAAGACAGGTTTGGTGGCGACTCTGAATATATTCTCGCAGTTAGTCAAAGTTCATCCTCGATAGTTGCCACCTTCTCTTTTGACAATCAACAATATCCCAAACCAACAGGTACAGTAATACTAGGGCCAGACGTTCAAGGTATTACTTTGCCTGGACACTTACCAAATATTGAGGGTATCTCTGATTATGTATTAGAGGGTGTTGTGTCAGCACCAGTTGATATAGATAACTTAGTTAGACGCTTACCTCTTCTTTATCAAATGCCAGATGGTTGGGCTCCTAGTTTTGGTACACAAGTTCTCAAAGCACTAACAGGGTCTGACACTTATGTTATTAGAACTAACGAATATGGTATTGAAGAAATCAGAGTCAAAGGAATCCCAGCAGTACCTACGGACAGTTTAGGACGAAAGTGGATTAGTTGGGTTGACACACCTACTACTACATTAACAGATATGGATGTTGCAGGTAAGTTTGTTTTTGTTGGAGTGACAGCAAAAGGGATCATGCCTCAACTAGCAACACCAGTTGGTTTATTAGAACCACATAAAATTCAAGCAGCATTATCAGAGTCAATACTCATTCAAGACAGTCCAAGAATACCAGATTGGCATCTAGGTGCAGAATTTCTATTTTTAGTATTTTTTGTCTCTGTAGTTTGGCTTGTAACGCAATCTCTAGGAATTTGGAATGGTTTGATATGGTTTTTTATCATCTTTGGCTCTACGGGCGTGTTAGGGGCTCAGATGGCAACAAGAGGTATTTTGCTTGATTTTTCGTACAATTTGATAGCACAATTCATAACTGGGGCCATATCTTTCTATCTGAACTACCAAAAACAATATAAATTACGCCAGCAAATCAAAAAACAATTTGAACACTATTTAGATCCTGCTCAAGTAAAACGGCTGCAAGATAATCCTGACTTGCTGAAGTTAGGTGGTGAGAAAAGATATTGCACATATCTGTTTACAGATGTCAGAGGTTTTACATCTTTGTCTGAAAAATTAGAACCAGAAGAAGTAACTGAAATTATGAACAAGGCTTTAACAATACAGGCTAATGCAGTTCAACGTAATGGGGGTATGGTCGATAAGTATATAGGTGATGCTATGATGGCAATCTTTAACGCACCTATGGATCTACAAGATCATGAACATATTGCTGTTAAGACAGGGCTTCAAATAAGAGACGAGATAAAAGAAGCAAAGTTAGGTATTGATATTGGTATAGGCATAAATTCAGGGCCAGCTGTTGTAGGTAATATGGGGTCAGATTCACGCTTCGATTATAGTGCTATTGGTGATGCCGTCAATACCGCAGCTAGACTTGAAAGTGCAACTAAAGAACGCAAGGTCGATATTCTTATCGGTGAAACTACAGAGGATATGTGTGGTTATGTTTTAAAGAAACTTAAGCCGATAGAAGTAAAAGGAAAATCTAAACCTTTAAATATCTATACTATGGACTGACCGCCAGTCAATATAGCTGCTCTGACAGCTGGATCTTGTGATAGATTGCCCACGTTTGGTGATTCTATTGAAACGGGTTCGACATCTGGTAATTCTATACTTTCTTTTGGTTCTGGTACTGGATACCTAATATCATCTATAGTTTTTCTTAACATGTCATCTGCTTCTGGTAATGCTCGCTCGATTTCATTCTGTAAAAGATTTATAGATTGTTCAGTAGTATCAGCAGCGCTTTGTGCTCCAATTTGTGCAGCACCCCTTACAACAGCATCCGCTAATTGCCCTATAGCGCCTTTTTCAGTAGATGCTAAAGCACGTAGATAGAATTTATTCATAAATAACGCTTGCAAAAACGCCAAACCCATAACAGTTGGCCATACCTCATAGTTTAGAAGGCCTAGTGCGATTGTTGCACCTACAAGAGCACCAGCTTGGCCTCCACCTGTTCCCACTTCACCTGCTGTCACAAGTCTCATAGTCTTAGCATAATTAAACAAACCATCAGCTATATCTTTGCCAAACATAGCTTCAAGCGTTTCTTGCCCATAGGAATCTAATATTCTTTGAAACTTCTGCCCGTTAAATATTTTTGCAATATCGCCAGTTTGTGCCATTCCGTCATAGTTTATAGCCTCCTTAAGTATCCTGTTCATCGCATTATTTTGTATTTCTTTAAAAGCAGCAGGGTCTATTGTTTCTTTAATAAGTTTGATTGATGGTGCACCTGCTGGTGAGAAAACTTTCTTGACCACTTCTTCTGTAGTTGCGTCTGGCAGATTCCTTAAAATATTATTAGCTTCATATTTAGCAGTTGCATATTTAGCCTCTGCTAAATTTTCCAACGCATCAATAAATGCTGTTCCTGTTTTAGTTGTTTTTAATCCAGACGGGTCATTTTTAAAAGCTGCCATCAACTTTTCAACCTCAGGAGCTTTAATGGTTGGTCTTAGTAAATTTACTTGCTCTAATACTTGCAAGAACCTGTCCCCACCAGCAAGCTCATCATTAAATAGTTCTGTAAGTTTGCCTGGATTTGATTTGTCAAATCTAGTAAAGACATCTGCAAATTTAGCAAAGTTAACTGTTTGTGTGCTGTAGTCAAAAGATTCTTTAAAAGCATCAGAAACAAACTTTTGTTTTATTGTGTTTCTTAAGGTCATTTCATTATTTGCAACTAATCCAAGCTTCTTTGTATCACCTGGAGTTAAACTATCAATATAATCATCGTAATTACGAAGTGCTTTAAAAACATCCCTAATATCACCCGATTTCCCATTTACAAAAACTCTCTTGTAAACATCTAATGGATCTACAGCACCAAAACCTGCTTCTTTTTTTACTTTTCTTATCAAAAGATTATCGAAAGGCTTTAAAAGTTCATAACTAAACCTATGTGCTTTTCTCATTTTTTCTACAGCCATACTAACCAACTGGCTGTCTTCAGGGGTTAGCTTCAGTCCGTTTAAGGTAATGCCTGGTCTTTTTAAACTTCCTTTTGCTGATAGGTCAGTAAATATACCATCAAGTTCTTTGATAACTCTATCGATTGTGTCTGGTAGCAAGCCATCATCAGGTATAAATCTTTGTTCGGCACCTAAACGTGATAAGGTATTACGTAATCCTGTAAAAGAAAAACCTTCTTCAACACCCTGATCGGCAAAGTTAGCTCTAGCACGTATACTATTTTCTGCCTCTTTTTTTATATTGTCTAAAGTTTGACCTAAATAACCTACAGGATTATTTTTAATATTTACCTCTTCACCTAACTTAAGACCTGACGGCATGAAGTCTGATTCGTCTAACTCTTTAAGTAAACGTTTCGCTTCATCAACACGTGGTATTATTATTTTCTTGGCAATTGCACCTGAAATAAAAGGGTCTTCCATTTGCGCAAACATCCTATCAACTGGCTCATAAGCATCCCGCATAGCCATTTTTGCACCTATTCGTGCTTTTACTAAAGCGTTCTTAACTTCAACACCTATTTCTCCTCTTGTAGCATTTGCTGCATAAATACTGCTATCAGTATAAGTTTCTACTACATCATCTAATAACTTTTCGAGTTCCTTAACAACAGCTATTTCTGCTTGATTTACATCTGCCAACACATTTTTTATGTCAACATCAAGAGCTTTTTTTTGATCAGCTGACATAGCAACTTTTTTACCATATTGGTCTATCACACTTGAAAGTGCTTCGTTAGTTGTGTTTTGGCCATTTAATTCATCAAAAAGTTGTGTCATACCTCTATACAAATACTTTTTAGATTCTCTTACCCTTTTTTGACCAAGAACCTGTTCTGACAGTCCCTGTAGTGTAGCTGCTGCCCTTCTTTCAAAAGCTGCTTGTGATGGTAAAGGATTCTCATTAAATAATTTAATCTTGCCTGCCTTTACTGCATCATCTAATTCTTTTTTAGTAGCTTGTCGACCAAGACTTTTATCCAAACGCATTACATCTATTAAACTTCTGCCTTGCAAAGCTTGCTCATTAAAACGGACATTATCTATTGGTGCATTTCTACCAAGCAGTAAACCATATCCTGCTCCTAAAATTTCAGTTGCTCCTTGTGCTCCTGCCCCTAAAGCAGCTTCAAAAGCTAACAACTCAGCTATTTCTTTAGCGTTTTGATCTTGTAAACCTGCTGCAGCTTCATATGCTTCTTCAGCACCTTTACCGCCTGCTGTACCTAAGCCTGCAAGCAAAGTCCTCAACCTTCTTTGTCCACCAAAAAATTTAAAAGCATTACTAGCAAATTGCAGAGCTTTAGCTTGTGGTGAAAGTATTGTAATTGCGCCGATTACTGGCCCTGCAACGCCTGACATATCTGCAAAATCACCTGCTGAAAACCATTCATTTTCATCTACCATACGATTGACACCAACTCTGCTACCATCTGCTAAGGTCAAGTATTCTGGTGTTTCACCAATCCTTTCTAACCCTTCAGGCGTGACTGCTAATTGACCTTTACTGTTTCTAGTAAATCCATCTGTACCAAATAGCTTTCTTGCTATACGGTCACTCTCTTCGACGGTTTCAGCTAATCCTAATTTAGCTCGTGCGGAAAGATTTTTTATACCAGTTTCATAATCAAATAAAATTTGATCAAGATATGGGGCTGCAGCTGCATTTGTAGTTGTTGCTAAGATATCTCTTTTAACTATTTCTTGTGCTTGTTCTGGGCTATCAGCATCTACTGTAACTATATTACCTGGTGCTATCTGTACACGATACTCCATTTAACCACCTAATATAATTAATGGTGCTTCTGATTCAATACCACCTATAGGATTTGTTGGGACTTTAGCGTTCGATACTGGATCTACGGTAAATATTTTACCAGTAGACAAAAACTCTAATATTTCTGGTGTTTGTATGTATGCTGTACCACCTATTTGTTGTATGTTTCTACCTAATGATGTGAGGTTGCTTCTTGCATTATTATACGTATTTTCTAGATTAGATCTTGTAAGTTCTAATGTTTTCTGCATTTCTGCATCAGTCGCACCAAGTTGGAAGTCAGCAACAACTTTAGCGACTATTTCCCTATCTAAGTTTGATATGGTTCTTCCTGATTCACCTAATATTTCTCTAACGTTAATATTTTTAATATTATTGGCAATTGTTTCTGCTTTAATTCTAGGTGGTAATTTTGCAAAGTTTTCTGGGGTATAAGTACCGAAGAAAGAGCCTGCTCTTGCAAAAGCAGTATCAGCAATAGCCCTTAGACTTGTTACATCATTCGTGCTAACAATTTTTTGCAATTGTTTAATCAGCTCTATAGTGTCAGCAGATTTACGCATATTCGTATAGTGTTGTATTAGTTTCTCTTGTGCATCCATAACATACTTTTGCATGTCAGGGTCTAAACCTTGCGCAAACTGATTCTCATATCTTATAAGCTCTTTTTTAGCTTCAAGCTCTCTTTCGGCTGCACGTTTTGCATCTTCACCTGCTGCAAATAATTCTGCACCTGCTGTAAGACCTGTACCGAATTGACCAGCTGCAGAAAGCCCTTTACCAACACTACGTACAATATCGAGAAACTTATCTGATCCGAAGAAATTAACCATACTTGCTTTATTGGCGATATTTTTAAAACCGCCTACATTTTCATTTTTGTCAACTACAGTTGTAGTGCTACCTGTTTTTTTACCTTTATTAGTATTAGTCCCAGTTGTTCCACTACCTTGTACATTTGTAGCAACGTTGCTCCCTATTTTTGGATCCCCTTTACTTTTGTCTACTACCTCAGAAGAGTCTTTATTGCCACTAGGATCAGTCCCAAGCTTAACAACTGGTGGTATGTTTTGTGGTTTTGGTGGGCCGATTTGTGCTAAATCCTCTGAAAAATCTGGTAAATATGCAGGATCAAATTTAATATTGTCTACAGGTAATGTCGGATTAAGGTTTAATCTACTAATAACCATTCTTTCTTCAAGTGGTGTATTAATTTGCATATCAGTTTCTTGTTCTTCAGTTAAATCAGGTATGGTGAAAGATGGTTTTGATGGGTTCATAGTTATCAAAGATGGATCTATTGGTTTCATACGATCCATTAATGCAGACATACCTGGGTCAGGATGATCAGGATCATCAAGAAAACCACCCCTGAACATCTTTCTTTTGAAGACATCCATTAAACATTACCCCCAGGATCAGTAGAGTACGGATTGTTTCTACTGCTTGACATCAAACCAGCATATATATTGGCAGCTGCTCCCAAACCACCTGCATTTGGATCTTGAGGAATGCCGTATCCTGACTCAATCGAGGTCTTGTCCCCTTGGTATTTAGGCAGTAAACCGCCTATAGCTTGCATCAAGCCAAGTGGTCTCATGACATCTTGGTAATAGTAATTAGGATATAGACTTGCTAATCCTTGTTGGAACTTAGCACCTTGTCCGAAGAGCCCTTTTTGACGGTATGCATTTTCTAAAGCTTTATTAAATCCTGCTGATCTTAAACCACTTACCATACTACCAAGACCTTCACCAAAACCTCTGGCACGTTCACCAGCAAATAAGCCAGCTCTGCTACCGTAGGCGGATTCACCACCACTAGCGATATCTCGGGCTCTTTGCATGTTTTCTGACTGGTCAAAGCTTCTAAGAGCATCATCTATAGATTTCTGTACTACTTGATCCTCGTAAGGATTCATAAACTGATCTATATCACCTTGTGTAATTGGGCTGTATGCCATATCGCCCATTTGTTCAGACCTTTGTAGATAAGGCATATACATACCTACCCCACCCTCTAAACCTTGTCTAGCGTCTTGTCCTACTGATAGAAGTTGATTATAAAAGCCTGGAATACCTTCCGATCCAAAAAAAAGATCACGTAATAAAGGATCTGAAAGAAGCTCTGTCGTCTTCTGACTGGATAGAATAGGATCGATTGGTTCTGCCATTATGCCCTTGCCTCAAAATATCTCATTAATGTCATCATATTGTCTGCGCCTCTTTCTCTATCTGGTTCTCCTTGAGGTATTAATTGCATGATACCACCTTTGCCCTTTTTAAGTCCAATTGAACCTGCACCTAAATTAGCTTTAGCGGTCATAACAAACTCACCATCAGATAACATAGCAGGTATGTCGTCAGAGGTTCCTGTACCTGGGCCTATTGATTCGCCACCATCACGCATATCCATTACTTCACCACCCTCGGCAAAACCAAGATCAAAACCACCTGATCCGTATGGAGTAGCACGTTTTAGATCCTCTCTTAAAGAATCTCTTATATCACCCATACCACCTATTTGTTTTTCTAGCGCTTTTTTTGTGGCCAAGCCATATGCAGTAGCCATAGCTGCAAAAGAAGGGTCAATACCTGCACCACGCATTCTACCAGTAACGTCATCAACAAAATTACCTAGTCCTTCACCAGATTGCCCTTTGAAAAAGTCTTCAATCATACCTAAACGGCTTTGCCCTTTGCCTGTTTCTGGATTATAGTTTGGATCACCTGAAAAAAAGTTTGGTTTTGAACCAACGCCTCTATACATAGATTTTTCAGCTTCATTAGTGATAGCATTATACTCAGCTGGTGTTATTGTGTTACCGAACTTATCTACGTATTCGGCTGGGCCAAATCCTAATGCTTGACTTACACCACTTCTCAATTGTCCGCCTAGATTACTGAAATCAAGTCCACCTTTAATAGCTTCAATACTGCCGTCAGCTCCAAACACTTTAGGGCCAGTAAATATGGTAGCTAAATCACCTATACCACCTTCGCCTTTAGCAACTCTGATAGCTGCTTTACCTTTAACATAAATGTTGGCAGGTGCTTGCCAAGGCCCTGGTATAAACCTAGCTACTTCTGCGACTGGGTCTATAACCTTCTTAACCTTTTTCCAAAGCTTGCTGAAAAAGCCAAACTCCTCTAATCCTGTATTTGGGTTAATTGATGACGTGCCACTACCAACGGTTATATCGCTTAAGTTAGTGCCAGTCTTAGCTAAGTGTCTTTCTAAAGCTTTTTTAAGGTTTTTGTTTCTTTTGAGAATGTGTGGTGGGACAACAACTTCACCTTGCATAAGGTGTGCCAGACGAGTGTCTTCGCCTCTGCCTGCGCTTGCTAAAGCCATTATTCCTTGATTCATAACTTTTCCTTATTCTACCACCTTTTTTTCTGGTTCAACAATAATTTTACCGTAATCATCAGTAAGTGTAGACTCGTATATTTCGTTGTCTTGACGCTCACCAACCACCATCCAAGAGACAGATGCTTTAGATCTTGCATTCTGACACTCTATAATGAGCTGAGAGCCCATAACTTTGGCTCTAACAGCATCCCAGTCCTCTTCGTTAGACACGAAGGCTTGTAAGTCTCTGTTAAGGGCAAGGAATGTGCCTGGGGTCATACCAAACCATTCATCTAGATCTATAACGGCTCTACCGTCAACAAGCTCTATCTTGCCTCTGTACAGGTTATCAGCTTGTGGCCCCTCAACAAATGAGTGAACAAGATGGTGTGTGTCTGGTTTAAGTGGGTGGTCAATCTTAAATGAGCCTGAGTTTTTAGATAACGCACCTGCAATATCAAAGTCACCCACGACATCAATAAAGCCATCATTCAAGACAATACTTGAGGTATCACCATAAGCTGTAATATCAACAATATAATCGCTGTTACTTACATCTCCGATATTAAGTCTAGTACCAACTTGTTCCACAAACTTGTTAGCACCAATTTTGTAAGCACCACTAGCTCTGATGTTGCCTTGTACTTGTAACTTTTCACTAATACTTGATGTGCCAATACCCAAGTTACCAGACCCATCAAACCTTGCTCTCTCAGTAGATCCTGTAAAGAATCTTGTGCCGTCACCATTAGCATCATTAATCTTCCACCCAGAACCTGATTCGTAGCTTATCTCACCACCAATAGCATTATCGGTTCTGTTGACAATTAATTTGTTGCCTGACCTTACTGTGACAGTTCCTGTGGCATTAATATTTCTAACAGTCTCAATATCACCATCAGCATCAACTCTGAATTTTTCTGTGCCAGATGAGTTTGTAATTTGGAATGGATATGCCCCATCAGCAGAAATTAACAGACCATAAGTTGCTGTACCATCTTTATCAATTTTAATACCCCAGTCATTTGCGTCATTAAAGACTGCAATACCTGCATCATTTGTGCTGTTGCCTGTGTAATCAACTGTAATGTTTCCTGTGGTTGCTACAGAAGCAATATTGGTCAGGTTTCTTGAACTATCAATAACAGTCGTGCCACTTATACCATAAGTCACACCAGTAAAGTTCCTTGAGCTATCTATTACAGTCGTACCCCCCACCTGATAACCACCAAGACTGGTATTAAAGCTGCCTGAGATCGCTGTGTTGCCGACTACTGATAAACCTGTACTTGAGAATCTACCTCGTTCTGATCCACCAGTAGCAAAGGCTATGGTGTCAGCAGCAGGGTGGTAAAGACCAGTATTGGTATCACCCTCGAAGATAAAACTTGGTGCAGAATTAGAACCACCTACACCATCAATAACACCACTAGCATCTATTGTTCCTGCACTAGTAATCCTCATGCGTTCTGTGTCTGCTGTGAATAATTTGATAGTCTTAGATTCCAAGTTGTTAATTAAGAAATCACCATCAGCATCTATACCTAAAACAGTACCATCTCCTGTTGTGTTGCCTGTAGTGTCGTTGGAAAACTGTTGATAGACTGCTGTACTTGTGCCATCTTTAAGGTGCAATTTAAAATTAGGACTTGTTGTCCCCACTCCCACACGACCTGAGCTATCTATGGTTAGTCTTGTAGTACCACCAGTTCTAAACTCGTGCTGAGAAACTGAACCCCCTAAAGAACTTCTACCATAATAGGCATTTGTGCCATTCCAAAATATTAATTGAGTATCTCCACCAGAAGCACCACCCCCAATTAAAGCATTATCACTTGCAATTTTCACACCTGCTGAAGATGTAATAGCCCCACTACTGATAGTGCCGATGTTTGTTAGGTTTCTTGAGCTGTCTACAATCTGAGTACCACTTAATCTATAGCCAGTAGCGTTATGATTGCCTGAAGTAGAAGATCCGTCAGAGGTGGTAGCAAACTTCAGAACATTATCGTGGTACAGAAGCACACCACTATCTTTTACAAAATCAGCCATTTGTTCATTAGAACCACCAATCATTCTAATGTCAGGGCCATTAGTTCTTATTTCTAAACCGTTAGTCCCTACATCTTCAATAACTGAACCGCTATCGTGGTATAACTGTAAATCATTACCAGTACCAAGTTTGATTCTTTTCACATCTGGTAAGGATATATCACCTGCAAAGGTGGCATTTTGAGAACTGTCTAAGGTCAGGGCAGTTGTCCCATTTGAGATAAGTTTTATATCATTACCTGTTACACCTATTCTGTTGGCATTATTTGTTGATGAATTATCTTCAAGAATTATGAAGGCATTAGCATCAGTTGATTCAAATTTAGCAGTATAGTCATAAGGTGTAGAAGTGACCAAAGGAAAACTACCAATAGAATTTGAGAATGTGCCAGTATTAGCGTTAGTTGTAAAAACACCAGCAGAGATAGTGCCTGCAAAGGTGGCATTACCGCTACTTAAATTAATTTTGAAATTATCAAGATCGCTAGAATTTTCCCCTATTGAAAAATGACCATCTTTAGAAATTAAATAAGCATTCGTGTCGTCATCTTCAATTCTTATAAATGCCTTATCATCTGTACTTTGAAATAGTGCTACTGTATTAGTTGACCCTGTATTAACATTTAATAAACCACTACCTGTAATACTGCCAATATTGGTTAAATTTCTTGAAGTATTTATGACTGTTGTGCCATTTATACCAATGTCACCAGCCACATCTAGCTTTTGTGCTGGTGTAGTTTTTCCGATTCCTACCTTGCCGTCTTGTTTTATTACAAACAGACTATTGCTTCCGTTTAAATCTGAATCTGTACCTACAGCAAATTCTTCACCACCACCTAAACCAAAAAACATACTACCTTGCGAGTTAGCTAGTTGTATTGCTAAGTCAGATGTTAATGAAGTTTCAAATTTTGCAACTGTATTGCTTGTAGTTTTTACATGAAGATTCTCACTAGGCGAAGTAGTTCCTATACCTACTCTATTACTATCATCAACAACAATACCTATACCTGTTCCACCACCACCTGCTAATCCGATATAGTCACTAGCACCTGCTCTAAATTGCACACCAACATTACCTGTTGATGGGCTATCTGCTAATATAATGTCTAAATCTCTATTGCCTGATGTAAAAGAAGCACCTACTATATTTTGCAGGTTTCTTGACTGGTCAATTATGGTTGTTGTTTGTACTTGAAAGTTACCTGAACCATCTATTCTAAATCTTTTGTTGTTGCCATTTGTTTTAAAGACAATAGCATCAGTATTTTGTGTTCTTATTTGTAAGCCATCTGATGAATGATCGCCAATTATTTTTGTACTGTTATCAAAATTAATATTCCGATCATCTCCTGAAACTACAATAGTGCCATCTGAGGTAATCCCATCTGTTACAGTTGAACCTGTAACATCTATCCCTGTTGAGGTGGTTTCAAACTTTTTAGTGCCATTATGATATAACTCAGAAGCCCCACCAGTTTGAAATTTAGCCAAAAACTGACTGTTAGCAGTATCGTACAAACTAATTTCTGAACCATTTGATTGTAATGACAGTATGCCACCACCTGATTCTTTGATTATAGAATTGCCATTACTTGATTGATGAAATATTTCTAGGTCGTTACTGAAACCGAAAAGTGCTTTAGCATCATCGCTAAATCGCATATCTTTGGTAGTTAATATTCTGGTATCACTACCATCAAACTGCATATAGGTAGTAAACCCACCACTACCATCATCAGTTCTAATAATAATATCTTTGTCATCTGCTTTGTTGGTGATGTAAAGGTCGCCTGTTATGTTATCAATTACTGAATCTGTTCCATTATGATAGATTTGCAGGTCATCACTACCACCAAAAATGGCTTTGATACTATCGTCCCATTTAACATTTCTTAAGAACCTAGACTGGGCTTGGCTACCATCTAATTGGAAATAGGTAGCGACACCACCTGAACCATCGTCACATTGGAAAACAATATCCTCATCATTAGCAAAGTTCTTTATGAATAAATCACCAGTATCGTTATTAATGAATGAGTTTGTCCCGTTATGGTAGATCTGTAAGTCTAGCCCTGTACCTAGCTTAATAATTTTGCTGTCAGGCATATTGATAGATTCAAGATTGTTGACATTTCTACTGCTATCTATAACGGTTGTGCCACCTATTTGGTAGCCACCCAAAGAAGTATTGTAGTTACCAGTTGCGCTGTAAGATCCTATTAATGAAAAACCAGTTGATATAAATTGACCTTGTGTTGCGCCTCCGCTTTTGAATATTAGATGTCCTGAAGCAGTATCAATAATGCCATTAGCGCCAAGAGTTAGATTGCTACTTGACGTTATCGCACCAAAGAAATCTGTACTTAAATCATTATTAAATCTGGCTATATTTGATCCACCATTATTCTTAACCAGAATGTTAGATCCTGAGCCATTTGCTGTTATGTTTGAGATAACTGCTGTTGTAGCTACAAGACTGCCTGATGAGGTTATTGTGCCACTATTGATAGTACCGATATTTGTTAGGTTTCTGGCACTTGTGATGACTTCAGTTCCACCAACAAAAAGCCCACCATTTAGAACATCAACACCACTTGATGTTGTTTTGAATCGGTTATTACCATAATGCCCAAGTATCACCTCTCCTGTTGAGCCTTTCATAGTAATGTAATTTGCTACTCCACCAGAACCGTCATCTGCTCTTAGCAGGAAGTTAGCATCATCAGTATTTTGTGTGATATAAAAGATACCTGTATTATTAGCCATAAAGGTATTTGTCCCATTATGGCTGAGCTGAAAGTCATTACCATCACCTATTTGCAAATTTACAGTATCTGAAAGCTTTAAGTTTTTAGAAAAGAGTACATTACTGCTACCACCATCAACTCTAAAGTATTCTGCTACTCCTCCTGAACCATCATCACTTCTAAATAAAATGTCTTTGTCGTCAGATGTATTTTGTATAGTTAAGTGTCCAGTTAAGTTTGAAATTATCGAATTGGTTGCATCATGATAGATTTGTAGATCACTACCACTACCCACTAAAAGTTTTTGATTATCAGGCACTCTTATTGCATGACTGAAAACAAATGTATCGTATGTGGCATCCCACAAGATAGTCGCATCTGTAGTTGAATTAACAGCATCCTGTATGGTAATACCTGCACCATTAGCGTTGCCAGAGCTGTCGCCTGTTGAATAGTTTAAGACTATATTTGCGTCTTTGATTTGTGTATTAGTGGTATCCAGCCAAGTCGTTGTTCCTTGTACAGTCAGATTCCCGCCAATCGTTGCGTTGCCTGTTGTGGTTATACTGCCAATATTTAGAAAATCGTTACCACCTAAATTTACATCTCCTGCAAAAGTAGAGGTGCCTTGAACGGTTAGAGTATCGCCAATAGAAACATCACCAGAGAACGTACTTGTTCCTAGTCCTGTTACAAATATATTATTCTTTACTCGAAAGTCTTTGTTATTAGCCATCTTCCCTATCCAATCGCTATACCTTTATACCAGTCCTGGTAATTTTAAATGTCATGCTATCAGTCGAAGCTGGTGTCGCTAATAGCCTCAAGTTACTGCCTGATATGTCAGCACTAAATGTTGCTTCTTCGGCAGAACCTGTAAATATAGTAGCATATTCAGTTATGCTAGGTGTGGTTCCATCATGTGTTACCAGTATTTCTGTTGCATGATATGTGCTATCTGTTGAGTTGGTTATTTGTACTAAATACTTAACGGTTCTAAATGTGGTTTTCGAAACAGAATCAACCGCTACTTGTGTGGTTGCAGATGTGGTTGCAGTACTAGAACCATTTATTGCTATATTGTTTATATTGTATGTAGCTGCTACAACATCTTGACCTGTCGCATCAACAGATCCATTAAAAGTTGCATCATTAGTAACGCTTAGTTCGTCTGCTGTTACCAAGCCTGAGGATGTTATGGCCCCAGATGTAATGGTGCCTGTTATTGTTATGCCTGCCGAGCTAGTTTCAAACTTTTTACTACCGCCAAAATAAAGCTCAACACTATTTGACTGGTTCATGTTGGCTAAAGTATTGCCAACAGCATCTTGAAATAGGATGTCATTACCACCCTTGATAATTAAATCACCAGTTCCAACCTCATTTATGTAGCTGTTATTACTGTCATGATATATTTCAAGATCGTTACTTGCTCCTAGATATATCTTCTTGTTATCAGCCATACTGATAGATTCAAGATTTGATGCATTTTTAGAACTATCAATTATTGTGGTACCAGCAATCTGATAACCGCCTAGAGAAGTATTAAAATTGCCTGTTATAGCTACATTACCTACTACTGAAAAGCCTGTTGATAAAAATCTACCTTTTTCAGAACCAGCTAACTGAAAGACTATATCCCCATTTACACCATTAAGAATATTGTTGGTTGCGTTATGGAATATCTCAAAATCTTGGCTAGTGCCTAGCAAGATCTTATTGTTGTCATTCATCTTAAGAGCAGTTACATTTCTTATCTCTCTACTGCTCAAAATTACATTTGTGCCTCCTACCTGTATTGTGCCCTTAAAGTCGACAGTTTGTGTGCCTCTGGCTAATACCATATGGTCAGTATCATCAGATAGTGCATTAGTTGATGCGTTATGTGTGCCTATTTTAAAATGATTTAAACTACCATCATATTTGATGTAAGCACCTTGATAGTATGGTGATACATCATAAGTTTTTTCTGTCAGTCTTATAGTTCCTGAATTGGTTTGATTGACAGCATCACCACCAACATTAATTAGCTGTCCAGAACCACCTGTATTTCCACCAGATGACTTGTAAGCTGCTGAGGAGGTTATCCCATCTGTTACAGTTATGCCAGTTACATCAATACCTGTATTTGTTGTAGCGAGCTTGCTTGAGCCATCATAAAACAGAGTAACTGCACCATTTGGTTGCGCTAGAATGTACTGTTCTCCGTTAGCCTGTCTTCTTAAGTCAATACTTTCTCCACGTATGTAAAGGTTGCCAGTACCATTAGTTTCTTCTATATATGAATGAGTTCCGTCGTGGTATATCTGTAGGTCGCTACTAGCTCCAAACAAAGCCTTACTGCTATCAGTAAAGGTAATATCGTCATTAGCAGATACAGCTATATCAGTACCACCAGTTGTGTTACCGTTAGCTAGGATCTCAGCTAGGGTATCAACTGTACCTACCTGACTATCGACATATGCTTTAATTGACTGTTGTGAGGCTACTGCTGTTGCAGAGTTACTAGCCATATTATCTTCATCTAAGAACGCAGAACCTGATAAAGTACCGTTTAAGACAGGGCTAGTTAGCGTAGGACTTGTAAGAGTCTTGTTTGTTAGGGTTTGTGTTCCTGTTAGCGTTACAACGCTTGAATCAATCGCAAAAGTAACAGAAGTGCCTGATGCATTAGAAGTAATGCCTGTCCCCCCAATCAACGATAGAGTTTGGGTATTAATGTTAATACCAATCGTTGAACTGCCATCAGAAACATTTAAATTAACAGCACCAATAGCTGATATGTTTTGGAAGGCAGTACCATCCCAATATTGCAGGGTTGTAGTCGTGGTGTTGTAGATAATCTGCCCAATATTAAAGTTGAGCTCATCTCTTTCTGCTGTTGTAAGTTGTAAGGTATTGTCAGGATCTATTGATCCTAGGTTGATTTCTAGTGTTCTAACTAACTGATTGAAAGTATCAGCTGATACATTAGGCCCTGTAGCAAAGGGTAAGTTGGTTTGTAAGAGTTTAGCCACCCTTATCTTCTCCCGTCGGTTCTAAGATCTAGTCTTGTCGCCCCTAACCTCCATCCTGTTCCAGTATCATCTGGTTGATCTGTAGATTGTATTCTAAGAATAAATTGTCTACCTCGTGATCTGATGAAAACTTGTTTTGTAGTTGGAGAGATAGTGGAGTTAGATGTTTCTGTTGCGGGATCTTCACCTGGAAAATCTCTTTGTTTGGTAATCAATTTAACATTACCACTTCCTAGAAACTTTATATCAGGAATTATTCTGCTTAAGAAAGCAAAGCTTTCACCATCACCTAAATCTAGGTCAGATGATTCAATAAAAACATTCTGCATAGCAGCACCATCGTCGTTGAAGCCAACCTCATGTTGATATAAGTATGGAGCTCCAACGGCTTGTGGGAATGATTCGACACCAGAGTCTAACCAAGCAGTCCTCACCAACTGTCCGTAATACCAAATATTTGTAGCGTAGTTGTATATGACATATCTATTTACTTCGTCATTATCATTACCATTTTCTTTCTTAGAAGGATAAAACCACCCTACTTCATTATGTTCTTTGTTTGTAAAGCCAAAAACTTTATAGGCTTGGTTCACATTTAAACCATTATCTTCATCTCTAAATACATAATTCTTAACGCTACAAGGCAGTTTTTGTACCCCACCACTATAGACATAAAAACTATCGTAAGACATAAAATATACGCCCCCAGGAGCTGTTACAGCTGCTTTCGGGCCTATTAGTCCAGTTGAGTTATCAATTAGATTTACAGCAAAAGTAAAAGGTGGCCCAACAAATTGCATGCTGTATACCGAGGTATCAGTAAATATAACAATCTCTTGTCTTGACTTAACACCACCAATTATTTGTGAACCTGATGATAATCTTACAGAACCTGCTGTATTTGTTGTTAATGGTTCGAACTGTAGCTCGTTCTCTTGGTCACTAAATGCTACTAACATAGGATCAACTACACCAGTTCTATTACCACCAGATAGTGGGTCAGCGCCTAAAACAATCAAATGTCTATCTGTTTCTGAAGTTATGACTTGTAGCCCTTTAGTTGGCACTTTGTTAGCACCACCTATACCTGATAGTAGGGTAGCTCTTGTACCTACCCCTGATGATGGTTGCCATCTATATAATTGACCACCACGTGGATTAATTATTAGGTTTTGTCCAAAGTTATCATGTGTCCATAATCTAAGCTGATTGACTGAAGATAGTGATGATGAACCACCCCAGCCTCCGCCTCCCCAAGTGCTAGCGCCATAGCCAACCCCAGGAACAAAGTTATCTAGGCCAACATTTATTTGGTATGTGCCTACTACTGACCCACCACCATTACCTGTATCAGAGGAGTTTGCTAGAACAGCATTACCACTTGTGTCTTTTGCTTCTATACGAAAATTATTGGCATCTACTATTTCTGAGACCTGATATTCTTGGTTAAGAACAGCAGCTGTAATGTTACCACCTAGAGATACTGCGCCAGAAAAAGTTACAAAATCGTTTAATACGCAACCGTGATCTGTATCTGTAACAGTAAGTGTGGCATCACCATTACCTACTTTTGCAAACGTCACATCTCCTGCTGCTGTAGTTAGTCTTATTGGGGTTATGTCGTTGAATACGCTTCCTGCGTATAGGTAGTATTTAAGTGTAGATCCTAATCCTAGATATTTAGTACCATCATTTGCAATCCAGTTATGTAAAGCTCTAACAGTACCAAGGTATGAGTTTGATGTAATTTTTTCCCAACCACCAAACTTTTCTGGTCGACCTGCTCTGAAACGCACTAAATTACAGTCAAACCAACCCCCTTCAGAATCGTAAGCGGTTCCTTCTCTATCAATACCTGGATTGAACTGTAGCTTTTGGATTGTCATAACTTAAAGATATTGTATCTTCTTGTTAGGATTTAAGCTAGATATCGTATTAAGAGTGGAAAATATCTGATTTCATCATGCCTGCTAGCTCGTTGGCTCTACCTTTAACCTGTTCGGCCCATTTACTATCAAGCATTTGGTTAGCTACTTCATCATAATCTTTCATATGTAATGCAGCTAACATGTTTTTAAAATTAAATAATCTGTTACCAAGATTGAAATACATATTTATCAGTACTATCTTTCTTGTTTCAGATAATGATTCCCAAGTTTCTATTCGTGAAGCTAATATTTTTATACAGTTTCTAATGTCATTCATTAGAAGATATTCTGCTTCATCTTGTGAAATGCCCCCACCAAGCCTTTCATCAACTAATCTGCCGTATCCTATTGTTAAATACTTTTCTGGTGTTGAATCTTCATATACATGAGACACAAAGCCCTCATGTAATCTAAGCAAGTGGCTGACCTTTTGTTCTAATTGATCATTCATAATAATGCGTTTTCTATTACTAAGGCTACAAAACTACAAATCAGACCTACAAGTAGGACTATCATAGTGGTCATACCGCTAGATATCTTGTTATGGAGTTCTTTAATATCGGACTCTATATCAGCAAATTTATTAAATGCTGTCTTCCATCTTTCGGCACATTCCTTCTCATGTACAGATAATTCTAAATGTACGTCTGCTGCAGTTTTTCTCATATTATTTCTTTTTAAGCCAAGACAGCCATTCTGGTTTATTCTTATTGATCCACCAGACCACAACTATACCGACTAAAACTATTGGTACAATAATTTCCATTATTACTCCCCTTTTTTGTCATCACTTTGTTCAGGCTCGGGCTGTACAAATTCTTGTACTGATTCTTTTACTGGTTTTTGTGGTTGCATAGATTGTAATTTATCTACAACAAACTTTCTTAAACCAGCTACTAATTCTAGCTCCTCGCCCTTGATTGCACCTCTTACAGTAGATGCGTCAATAAGTGATAACGTTGTTAAAAAAAATGACTTTTCGTCCATAGTTCTTCTCCTGTTAGATTTGATTATACATTAAACAGATGCTGTTGATAAGTTTCCTGAGTTATCTACAGTCACTCGGTATGATGTCCCGTTAGGTGACTTTAAAATTATTCCTTTATTAGCTACGTGTAATTTAAAATCACCATCTGTTTCAATATCTGCAAGTGTCGTGCTGCCTGATTTAAACCTGAAAGATGACTCTGAGGTGTGTACAAAACCACCAGCCCCATCATGATCGTAACGTATTTCACCTGCATCATTATTATCTGGATCACCAAAACATATTCTGCCTGAAGCGTCATTAGGCTGCATAATTGATATGCCGCAATCGCCGTTACCCTCTACTAAAAGCTCATCAGCTCCAGAATTTAAAGTAATTGATCCTGCATCCCCAGTTTTCACTTGTAGTTTTGCTAAACTTGGTTGATCCTCACCTATACCTATTTTGCCACTTGTTGCTAATGAAAGATCTGTATTAGTTCCTATAGTGGCACCTCTTCCTATTTTCAAAGTGTCATCTGTATCATCTAAACCAACATGATAGTTTTGTGCATTTCCATTAAATACTAATCTTGTATCTTCAGCTTCTCCCTCACCAATTAGCAAGGATGGAGTATTACCTTTGATCTGTATGAAATCAGTTGCAACAAAATTATGAAATACTGAGGCTACAGCTGCTCCTGCACCAGCTCCATCTAAATATACGCACATGACTGCGCCGTTAGGTATAGAAGCGTTTGCGCCACTACCTTGCGATACATTTATATACTGATTTCCTAAAGTGGCATTTTCAATAAACATGACCCTTTTTATTGTGTTTGGGCCAATAGTTAATGTTCTAGTAGTGGAGAGTGTTGCTGTCGAAGTAACCTTGACATACATGCTTCTATACGGACTAACCGTTGCATCTCCAACTGTTACTGTTTTATTAGCATCACTATCAAAGGTAGCTTCTGTTGCATACCCTAATGCGTCGCCAATAAGGCTTAGGTTTGTGTTAGTTGATGAGCCCCAAGATCCTGCTTCGGCCCCTGTTGCTATTTCTTTTATTCTTAAATTGTTGTCGTATGAAGCCATTTTTCTATTATGACACTCTAATTATTGAATTTGAAGCTCCTGATGACGGGAAGTTTATTGTTAGGTTTCCAGCAGAAACTACAAAATCTTGACCGAAATCAATAACTGCTACGGCTTTATTTGAATCAGAACTATTGTAAATTAACGCACCTCGAGCTGTAACCGTTACATTCGTAAAGGTTAGATCATCAAAATCAACAACAGCCGTTGTCCCATCTAATGTAGGTGTACCTGTTTTTAGTGTTAAAGTAGCGCCACCCGCAGTATAGTTTGTGCCAGATACTTCGTTAGATGTGCTATAAGCAGTTGTTGAAGCACCTAAACTAGCTGCGTTGGTATATAAAGCCAACTTAAAAGTGTCAGGAGATCCTCCTTGATCAAAGTTGTGTATCCCTTTAAATAACTCTTGTTTGAAAGAATTTGTTAAAGTTGATGTTATTGCCATAACGAAATTCTACCATACATTTGGCTCAGGTGGAGCAACATCATGCCTACCGACCATTATCGGCTCATAAACGGGCTGTTTCGTTTGTTTTAAGTACTCGCTCTTTCTTATGGTTTTATATTCACCATTTTCATCAGTTAGCACTAATAAAGGGTCTGCAAGTCTATGGTAGCCATATAGTTTTTCTTCTGAAGGTACATTAGCATCTAAGGTAGGTGATGAATTAGCAACACCAACTTTCATGCCTTGTTCAATACACTTAGCTAGCCAATACTCAACACAAGCCCTGCCTGCTTCAGCATAATGTAAGTTGTTTTTGTAGCTAAAATCTACGCCATATAAGTTAAGCTCGCCCACTTCTGCTAAATGTGCAAAAGCGATAGCATAAGCTACTGTATTGTTTAAGTAGTTAGTTTTACCTTTTTTAACTACCTCATCTATAGGATATTCAACAAGTCCAGGACATCTTTCGTCTAATTCACACGTATAGATTGGGCCTTCATGAGATTTGAGCACATCAGACATTATATCGCTTTGACCTGCTGCATTATCAGTATCTAAGAATCTAGATGCAGGATCCATCATAAATACACGATCATGATAAATAACACCAGCAACAGAATTTATTACCCATACTTCATCAAACTGTGCACTATTTGTTCTGCTCATGCAGAAATCGTACCAGCTTGCACCCATAGCGACTAACGCAACTTTTTTGCCTTTTAAGGCTTCTATTTCTTTCATATATTGTTTAACGAACAGGAGTACGTAAAGAATCGTACCTATATTCGTCTCTTCTCCCTCTGCCTTCAGCTCTATTTTTGAGCCTTGCGATTTCTATGTCATATCTTTGCGCATATAACTGGAGAAGATCAGCGTCGCCTTTCATGAATGTATAGGCTTCTACAAGACAGCCGTATATCAAACCATTTCTAGCATTTTGTGATAGCCAAGTCCCTGTTGTGTCAGTCACAAGAGAATTAGGCTTATACAGATAATTCAACTCCACGTTATAATTTTGATCTGGTACTGGAGCGACTACAATACTTGAGCCACTCAGTTGTTTTGATTGATCACCATAGTATTTAGGCAAGCCTCTTAATGATACGTCTGTTGGATCAACCGTATACTCTTGCATAAATGATGGGTGTTTTTTGTCTAAATAATGATAGTCAGAATTACTGTCAATAACAGCTAAACTGAAAGCTAACACAAAGTCTGTTGGTGTTGTTAGCACTTTATTGCCAGCAGTAAAAGTGAGACTGCTTGTTTTTCTAAAGTTATCAAACTGTACATCTTCAAATATTCTTTCTTCAACAGTTTTGATTATTTCATCTAAATTATTTACAAAAGTTGTTTCACTATTTTGTAGATAGTCTTGAATGATGCTTTTTAATTCTGCTAATGTCATGTTGCTATTGTAACTCTTCCTAATGCTGATGTTAGCAAGAACCCTTTAAAACTTCTACCTATTGGATTATCTGTTGAAAAAACATTTCCGCCGTTTGCTTCTATATCGTTGTCTGTTCTAGGATCGTATAAAGCTTCTGGATCTGCTATATGATTAAAAGGCCCTAGTTGTGGATGTTTGGGCTCAAAACATGCATCACATACCTTCAAACCTGTCCATTCCTTTCTTAGATCATGTAATTTCTTTTTAAAACCACATCTGTCGCAGATAGCTACGGCAAATTTGCCACTAGCATATGTCATCTACGCACTCCAGGATAAGGACGGACTCTAAATGACGCTCTATCCTCATCTTGATCGGCTGCACGTCTAAATTCTTCCTCATAAATGGCTTTGAGCTCCATACTGCGCTCAGGAGCCCTTTTTTGTGATAAGTAATAGGCTAGGCCTGCTACAAAGCAAGGAAATAGCCTGAAGGGCATTTGCATAGTGTTAGTTGCTGAGTCTACATCATCAATTCTTTCTAATTTTGTAAATCTGATAATATCAGTAGAATTTTCTGGTGCTGGATAGAGATATAAGACTGGATTTATTTGCTTGTCTAAGAAAAATTGTGATGGTTTAGCCTTAGAGTCTTTGTTTGGTATAGAAAAATACTCAGACCTAGATAATCTGTCCATACGTATGTCTGTTGTTTCAGTACCTACAGTTCTGCGAATAGTGACATCTAATATATCTATTACACTAGTACCTAGTTGATAATTATTTGTTCCTTCTGTAACTGTTTGTGTACCTGTTGATATAGTCCATTGATTCAAACCTCTATTGGCCCACTCAGCTAACATTAAGTTAGCAGATCTGATAGCTGTTTTAAGATCATATCCAGTTCTAAGCTCTAACCCACATCTTTCGTATGCTTCTTCGATAAACTCTGTAATATCGAGTTCGAAATTTTTACTTCCTGAAACTGCCATTAGTCTTCATATAAATTATTAAATGTGATTGTTGGATCAAGATAGCTTTCGTGCCCCTCTGCCGAATGCGTCCATTGTGACGGTTGAAAGTCTGGCGCACCTTCTCCTGTTCTCCAGAGCGCTGGGCTTGTAGCCCGCACTCTGTTGTTAGGCAGGGCAACTAAATTACCTTTCCATTTACAATCTTCAGTTATATATAATACATGAGATTGTTTGTGTTGTGCAGGGTCATCTGCAATATCGTTATTTGTATAGTCAACAGTAAATAAATAAGTAGCTTTGTAAAAGTTACCATCTATCTTTGCTAACCAAGGTGAAGAGCTGACTCTATCCATACAAACAACTGCATGATCTCTAGATTCGCAATCCCAAGGTTGCGCTAAATGATCTTCCATAGGCTCGGGCCATTCCTCTACAGGTATATCTGCTACTAATGCTTGTATAGGCATTCTTGCCCACATAGCGCCACCATGTATGTTGCCTTCATCCCAATCATCTCTATCAATCTCACAACCAGTAAAGACAACTTGGAAGCTAAGCGATCTGTCTGGTATTGTATTTACTGCTATGACGTAAGCATGTAGAAAGTCGCCATGATGGCGTTGATGATTAGCTGTGAACTCTCGTCTGACCCAGACTTTGAAGTGTGGTATGTTACTAATTAAATGGGGCATTAACGATTTACTTCAGCGCCTTGTTTGGCTCTTCTTCTATTTGAGCCACCAGCAACTTGTAAATCGGAATTTAGGTCAACTTTACCGCCTCTTGAATAGCCCTTAGTGGCTTTTCCACCTTTAGCGTAACCTTTAGTCCCTTTCGCAGCTCCACCCTTTGAATAACCTTTTGTTTTCTTATACATAATTAACTTATTGTTGTAACCTTCCTACGGTCTTCCATTACTTTACCACAACCTTTAGCTATAAAACCACCTTTTTTTGTAGCATTTATTGGCCCACCTCTAGATTTCTTTTTCCAACTAATACGTTCTGGCCCTTTTTTCTTTTTAGCAGCTGAGGTGCATTGTGCTTTAGTAGGCCTACAGGCAGGATATGCTCTCTTTTCACCTTTCTTACGGCCACAAGGTTTACCTGTTTTACAATCAATCCAACCTTTACCCTTGTTTCTAGAAAACCATTTACGTAAGCCTTCTTTTGCCATTATGCCAACCTAGTTTTTTTGTTTTTGCCTGGCAACATAACACCACAACCTTTACGCTTCACTACTGTACCGCCATTCTTCATCTTGATAGGGCCTCCAGTAGCTTTTTTAGACTTATTGCCCCAGTTCTTAGCGCCTACCTTACGACACTTTGATAAAGCACCACTAGCATAAGCGCTAGGCCATACTTTATACCTAGATTTTACTTTGTGATAGCATGCGTCTTTTTTTGCAGCACCACCCTTTTTGAATCCAATTGATTCGAGAGTTTTAGCTTGTTGTGCATGCGTTTTGCTAGCTTTTTTCAAACCTTTAATAACTTTTTTAACCTTTTCTTTGGCCATATTTTGATTATACTGGCTCGTAAGCACCCTCTGCAATCAAAATATCTCGATTAACCATATGTTCTGCTTCTACGTCAGATTTGCTTTGGCCAAAATACTTAACTGCTAAGTTGTTAGCTACCATAGCTTTGTTGATATCTAAACCATCAACTATTATTGACCCTAAGACTCTGCCATATTTACCTTTAGAATCCTTCAGTTCGCTTTTAAGGATGATTTCTTTACCGTTATTGATTGAATCTTCTAAGAACTTAGAAGCTAGTTTACCTCTGGCTTTTTCATCTAGATCTCTAGTCCTGGATTCAGGAGTATCAATACCATAAAGTCTAACACGACATTTATGCATGATACTAAAGCCGAGATCGAGGATACAATCGCATGTATCCCCATCGACAACACGAGTTACCTCGCATTTATATTCGTACATTTATGACCAGATTGCAGTACAAACTGATTGTACAAGAGCGTCATGGCTAGACAGGTCTGTTGCTGCGCCACCATCTTCAACAAACTTATACAAATGTACGTTATATCCTAGGACACCACCGTTTGTATCTGCATCAGCACCTGTACCGCCTAATGACTTTTCATAGCACACCATTACATGTGGATGCTTTGCATTAGCTGTATCATCTGCTGAACTGTCAGCTAGAGGATAAACCTCTATTCTTTGTACCGTTCTACCTTGATTTGTGATTGCCATTATTTTTTCTTCCTTTTAGTATATTTTCTTTTCTTTGGTGCTTCCTCTACCTTTTTGCGTTTTTTGTATTTTCGCTTAGGTTTAGGTTTTGCAACCAAGTCCTTATGTACCATTGTA